ACGAAGTACGCTTTCCTTATTGCGATGCAAGACGGATGGCGGCTAGACGAAGACGGCATAGCGCGCCAGTACAAGGATAATGAAGTAGTCCTTGGTGCGGATGGCAAGACCCCGTACTCGCTTAAGGAATGGTTAAGCAACAAAGAAACGATTAAAGAGAATCCTACCTGGTATCTTGCCGGAAACAGTGGCGGCGGATCAGGCGGGAATACCGAAAACAAAGGCGACAAGAACACCATGAAGCGATCTTCATTCGAGGCATTAAGCCAAAGAGATCGGGCAGCCTTCATCAAAGGTGGTGGTAAGGTCGTTGACGACTAAAGGATGACAAAATGTCTAACGTATTGACGGACTTAGCAGCAGACTTATACAAATCGGCGGATGTTGTGGGCCGGGAACTGGTGGGGTTGATCCCTTCTGTAACGGTCAATGCAGGCGCGGAGCAAGTAGCGAAAGGGGATACCGTTCGCTCGCACTTCACCCGCACGCCTACGGTGAATAGCTCGTTTGCCCCTTCGATGACCATTCCCGAGGGAACGGATCAAACGGTGGACAACAAGGCGCTGCAACTGAACCAATACGCCTCTGTTCAAATACCTTGGACAGGTGAGGACATTAAGCACGTAAATAATGGCAGCGGATTCGAAACCGTATACGGTGATCAGATTCTGCAAGCCATGCGCGCGATTACAAATACCATCGAGACTTACCTTGCTGGAATCATCTATAAGGGTGCTTCTCGTGCTGTTGGTACTGCGGGTACTACTCCTTTCGCATCCAACTTTGACTTGATCGCGGAGTTGCGCCAGATTCTGGTCGATAATGGATCACCGATGGATGATGGCCGATCTTCGTTGGTGATTAGCTCGACCGCAGGCACAAAACTTCGGAACTTGGCCAATTTGCAAACCGTAAACACTGCTGGCAATGATATTTTGTTGCGTCGGGGTGCGTTGTTGGACTTGCAAGGTTTCATGATGAAGGAATCAGCAGGTATCGGGGTTCATACCAAGGGCACAGGAACATTGTATGATGTTAATAATGGTTCCGGTGAAGCAGTAGGCCAAACGACAATAACATTGGATGGTGGTACGACTGGTGCGAATGGTGTTCTGGCTGGCGATATTGTCACCTTTGCCGGGGATAGCATCAACAACTACGTGGTCAAACAGGGCCTGCTGACGGCAACCGGCGACATTATTCTTAACGACCCTGGCCTTCGCGTGGCCGTGGCAGATACCGTTGAAATGACTATCGGTGGCAGCTATACGTACAACCTGGGCTTTCATCAATCTGCCATCGAACTGGCTACCCGTCCTGTGGCTGTGCCAAACGGTGGAGATGCTGCAACCGAGCGCATGATTGTGCAAGACACGTTCTCTGGCTTGGCATTCGAGATTTCGGTATACAAGGGCTACAAAAAAGCCATGTTCGAGATCGGTGTGCTGTACGACGCGATCGTATGGAAGCCACAACACGTAGCTATCCTGAGAGGTTAATCCGTAGGACAATCAACCACGAAGGGCGGCTGCGGTCGCCCTTTATTTTGGAGAAAAACATGGCTGAAACAGTAAAAGTAGTTCGAGAAGGCGGCAAGGGTTATCATTTCATCAATAAGCAGGATTTTGATCCAGAGAAGCATGTGCTTTGGGAGCCTGACGCGATACGGCCTGAGCCGAAGGCAGCAAAGAAAGCTGCACCTATTCCACCCGCACAAGATAAATAATGTCCCTAATCGTAGAAGACGGAACAGGTCTATCCAATGCAGAAGCTCTGTGCAGCGTAGCGGATGCGGACACGATCCATGCTGCGCGAGGTAACGCGGCATGGGCGTTACTGACTACACCACAAAAGGAACAAAACCTGCGCAAAGGCACTGACTACATGACAGGGAAGTACACGACCTTGTGGGCAGGTTACCGTAGACTCGCAACACAGGCACTGGATTGGCCAAGGGAAGACGTGCCAATTGTTGGGTTGAGATTCCTTCAGTATTACGACAACGGCATTGTGCCCAATGAAGTGAAACAGGCGTGCGCGTTGCTGGCGCTTAGGGCATCGGCCGGGGATGACCTTATGTCGGATGAGAGGCGAAAAGTTATCAGCGAATCGGTGGAGGGTGCTGTATCAGTCACATACAGCGAATTTGGTTCGGTTCAGGTTCGGTACGCTGAAATTGATGCAATGCTTTCCCGATTCTTGACGAACGGAGCCGGACGCACCGCGCAAATGGTAAGGGTATGAGCGAGTACGATTCCGCAATTGCACTGGCGCTTGATCTGCTTGGAAGGAAAGGCCAGCAGATCACGATCACCACGGTAACGACGGGAGCGTACAGCACAGTAACGGGCGGTGTAACTAGCGCAGAGGATGTACAAACAGGCGTAGGTGTGCCGGTAGCGTATAAAGCCAGTGAGATTGACGGAACGAATATAAAGCGCGGGGATGTTAAGGTTATTGTGGCTGCTTCAGGGTTGACAGAACCGAAAGTGAATGGACAGGCATCGTTTATCGGTTTTACGGGTACAATAAAGAACGTTGAAATCGTTGCGCCGGACGGTACGCCGATTGTGTACAAATTGCAGGTGAGGAAGTGAGTTTTACTGCTGATCTTTCTAGGTTTGTCGACAAAGCCACAAGGAAGGTTGATCGTGTTGTTCGTGGTATTGTTATCGAGCTTGGAACAAGAATCATCATGCGCAATCCGGTTGGCGACACGAAATACTGGAAAACTGCCCACCCACCCAAGGGGTATGTAGGTGGCAGGTCACGTGCTAATTGGCAGTACAACTTCGGGCAAATGCCCACGAATGTCTTGGAGATTGTCGACAAGTCAGGATCGGCAACGATTAAAAGCTTAACCTCTGGTGTGTTAGGTGCGCCAGCAGCAGGGATTCATTGGATAGCAAATAATGTGGACTACATCAAGCCGCTGGAAGAAGGATGGTCACGCCAAGCACCAAACGGCATGGTTCACGTTACTGTTTTGGAATTCGAGCAGGTAGTAAGAGAGGCCGCGAATAATGTCCAATAAGGCAATACGTGCAGCACTTGAAACGGCGCTTGCGGCGATCAGCCCAGCCTTGGCCACGGCCTATGTTGGGGATGACTACGAACCAGTGGAAGGAACGCCATATCAACAGGTGCTTTTTGAGTTCACCGACCCGGACAACATAATGATCCATCGGACATACGAACAAAAAGGGTACATGCAGGTTCGGTTATTTTACCCTCTGCTTGCCGGAAGCGGAACGATAACCGCAAGGGCCGAATTGATCCAAAGCACGTTCAAATCCGGTTCTGTCGTGTCCGGGGTTACGATTAACAGAACGCCAGCAATAAAAGACCCGCGCCCGGAAGAGGATAGGCTGGTACAATCGGTGTTTGTGTACTTTTCTCAAATTATAACGGAGGCATGATGTCGAATCCTATTCAATTCGTTGGGGTTAAGGTAGAAATTAACAGTGCGTTTGGTACGGCCAAAGCCATTACAGCAATCACAAAGGCAAGTGAGGCGGTAGTCTCTTGCGTTGGGCATGGCTTGGCTGCGGGTGAGCTTGCGGTAATCGATAATGTAGTGGGCATGAGCCAGATCAATGGCCGGGTTATTCGTGTAAAAGCTACGCCCACGACGGATGAATTCACTTGCGAGGGATTGGATTCTACAGGATTTTCAACCTATGTTTCTGGTGGAACTTCGGTAGAGCAATCTTCACTGATTGCCTTCGATACCTTGGCAAACTTCGATTACCCAGAACCACAGCCGAACGTTGAAGATTTAACGACTATTCATGCCTTGCAGAAGAAAGAAGCGTTTGGACTGGACTCTGCCCCAACAATTAACTTTGAGAGTTTTGCAAAACCATTCGATCCTGCAATTGTTGAATTGCGTAAAGCTTCAAATGCCAAAACCGAGCGCGTAGGACGTGCAACGTTCAATGATGGCACGGTGATGATTTTCAATGCAACGTGGGCAGGTGGTCGTGGGCTTAGCGGTGCAGCCGGGGCATTTGGTAAAGGAACGATCAGCGTCAAGCTGAAAGCACCCGAACAATACTTCGCATCATGAAGCCAGCAGAACTACTAGAAAGGCTTCGAGCCGACAGGAAAATTGAGGTACAGGTAGGGCACATAACCTTCACGGGGCAGTGCCCACTTTATTCCAGGTTGATTCGCATTATCAATGAGTACAGCGGAGATAAAACCATTTCTCCTGATGCGGTGATGGCTTCGATTGCGATAACCGGCTGGGAAGGTGTCACGGAAAGAGACATTATTCCTGACGGTGATCCTGATATCTTGGTGCCATTCGATCAGTCGTTGTACAACGAATTGGTGATGGATAGGATGGACTGGTGGCTGAATATTTCCAAAGCCATAACCAAGTCCGCGTTTGACCGACAAATTGTGAAGGAGGCCGAAATAAAAAACTCACACGCTGGTACGACAACGAAGCCTTCAAAAAAATCCCGAGAGCAAAGGCAGTCGTAGCAGCAGAAGTTGAACTAACAGAAAACAATGCCCAAGCCTTCGATGTGTGGCACCTGATGGGAGGGCATATTAACTGGGATGCGCTTCAGTTTTTGCTGGAATATTTTCAAGTCGAGGACACCGAATTATTGGTAGAATCGCTCTTCTACATTAGATCGAGGGCAGCATGACAGCAGACGTGGCTAGTTTAGCATTGCGGGTGGATGCACTTGAGGTTAAGGAAGCGGAACAATCGCTAAAGCGGATGCAGAAGGCCGGGGCAGACGCGGAAGGAGGCCTTCAAAACTCCACGGAAGCGATCGTCGGGCAATTCAAGAAGGTTGCTGGAATCGCTGCGGCTGCCTATGCTGCGGTGCAAACGCTTGGTGGAGCTTCTCGGGACTTTATCGCTTTTGATAAAACACTCGGGGAAATTTCTACCCAGCTGCTAGACAACACGGAGCGAGTAAAGGAATTTGCGCAAGAAAGCCAAAACCTTGCCCTTCAGTTTGGAAGCGGACTAACTGATCAATCCAAAGCTTTTTACGAAGTGCTTTCCACGGGCATCACGGATACCCGCGAGGCCACTGAACTGCTTACCGCAGCCAACAAGCTGGCTATCGGGGGTAACAGCAATCTCGGTACGGCTATCTCGGGCCTAACATCAATTGTCAAGGGATATGGCGATAAGGTCAAAGACGTGAACGAAGTAAGTGATACGCTCTTTACTGCTTCGCTTGCGGGTAAAATCTCCATAGAAGAGTTATCCGAAGGGCTTGGCCGGATTATACCGCTGGCCGATGCGCTTGACGTAGGACTAGAAGAGGTCACTGCTGCCATTGCCGCATTGACGTTGACCGGTGTCTCTGCCCGTGAGTCGATCACCAGTGTTCGAGCTGTTCTTGCCGCAGTTGTTAAGCCTTCCTCCGAAGCCGCAGACGAAGCCGAACGTCTTGGCCTTAATTTCAACGCAGCCGCGATCAAATCCAAAGGGATGCTTGCCTTCCTGGAAGAGTTAAAACAGAAGACAGGGGGAAGTGTTACCTCTCTTGGGCTTCTGTTCGGTGGCGTTGAGTCTATCCTTCCTGCACTGAACTTGACAAATAATGCAGGAAGAGAATTCAATCAGATCAT